CTTCTGATTTATAAACTTTAGGGTTCTTATTAAAGATTCCTTTCTTGGCTACAAAAAAGTTACCATCACTTGGGTCAATTCCAGCAAAGACTGCAGGAGCTCCGTCCCATTTGACAGTTACATTAGTAGATGTTTTAGAATTACCAGCTAACATATCTCTCAAAGAACGTAATGCAAAGATTGCTTCTCTAGCTCCTTTGACACCACCATATATTACACGGTCCTCAATATGAGTCATGTGTACATTCTTACCAGACTTTGTGGCTTCTAAAATTTCTACATATTTTTCAAATGAATTCACGGTTGTAATACCACCTTTGCTTGTTTTAAATTACCTTTTGGACCAGCTGACCTTTTTAAATACTTCACTAATCCTTGAACTGCTTTTTTAAACATTCCTTTAAATGTATATTCTCCATCATCAAGATAACTCGCCATAGGTGAACGAACAGGAACTTTAAAATCAAACTTCCAGTTACCCTGTCCTTTTGGTTGTTTACCTTTATTCTTTTGTGACCATTTTATAGTATCAATCTTAAATGGTATAGCCCCGAAGAGTTCTTCTAACTCTTGCTCTTCAGATAATATATGTTCTTTAAAACTTTTCATAGGTTCCCTTTTATTGAGTTGACCAAATTTTATAATCTTACCTTTTTTTATTAAGTATTTGCTAAATTTTATTTCAGAATGTTTTTTGGCTAATTGGTCTAATATTCTAACATTCTCTTTGTGGTCATCATATATTTTAATCTCATCAATTTTACTTCCATACCTTTTAATGTATTTTCCAATAATGTACATTTTTCTTTGTGGTATAGGACCATACTTTAGATTACCTGCTAATTCAAATCTGATTCTTTTATTATTTACTTGAATTCCTTGCTGACGAAAAGTGTCTTTGAATGTGGCATTATTATCCATATCAGCTCGGGCCGTAAGGAAAATAATCATATTGCCATCTTTAAATTGTTTTTTGATTTCTCGTAAAGTTTCTTTAATTACTTTAGAAGAAGTTTTGAAATACTTGGCATCTTGAAACTCAGAAAAGTCATATTCTTCATCATCTCCAAGTACGTGTGAATTGAACTCTTCATTATCGAGCTTTTTGACTATGTCACCAGTATTTTTATTGCGCACTATTACGTGTGCAAACGAATGAAACACAGTTTCATCAATATCAAAGAATGATAGTGTTAAGCCCATATATTCAGAGTTCCCATTAAAATCGTTTTCTCTATTTATATGGTTTTTGTTTTTAAACTTAAATATTCTAGCCATTCATCATATAACCTCTTTTCTATCCTCAATGCTTCTTTCTCCCACGGCCAGTTTTCGTATGGTACATTCTTTATATTAATAAATTTAGATTTCCAACGAGTCTTTCTAGGACTTCCATCGTCATCACTATAGATATCTTGCATCTCTCCTCGAGCCCATTGTTTGACATGAACCATCTCATGAGCCAGAGTTTGAATCATCCACTCATCATTTCTAGAATCAAGATTAATGGTAAATTCTCGTGAACACCGATTGGTATCTTCCCAAATACAATCACCACTACTGGTGGTATTCTTCTCATAATGTGGATTGAGATTGATATCAATCTGCAGAGTTTTCATTCGTGGCATTAGTCTATCTTTGAAAAAATAAGCAGCTTCGGCGACCAATTGTCGCTTACGATGAGTTGAGCCTTTGATATCTAAAACCACTATTTACTAACCTTTTCTATCCATTTACGATGAACTTCAAGCGCATCAAAATTAAACACAGGAAGCATTCGTTTAAACGTCTCCCAATCTGGTTTAGGAAAGGGTAACTTCTCCCATGCTTTTTTTCTGTCTTCAATCTTCATTATTTAACCTTTCGTAACTCGGTTTCTTTTACGATTTCAAAATGTTCGTCATCGTCCATCAATAGCCTTCCCCAATTTTCTTTTAATGAAATAATGACATGGAATGTATCTCCATGGTGTCGGATTTTTTGTTGACCTAACTTTGTTTTTGCCTTTAGCTTTATTATCTTTACCATATACATATATATTACACCACAAAGCGATCAATGTAAAGAAAAAAATAAACTAAAATGCATAAAAAACTGTGACATTATGTCACAGTTCTAATTTACACCGTAAAGCCCGAGAAGTTCGAGCCTTCTGAAGATTGATTTGTAGTCGGTTCATTTGTCAGTGTCTGAGCGGAATCGTCGACGTCATATAATCTCATTTTTGGTCGGTCGATTCCAAGTACAAATCTCTTATTCTGAGTCAAATCATTATATCGATTTTTTAGTTGTTTGACCATTATCTGATTCATACCTTCGAGTTGCTCAGTTGATATTAGAGCTAACATAAGGTCAGCTGTGGCCGGCAATCCAAACGATTCTGCGGTGTCTGTTAATTCCACGTCAGTATTTGCGAATCCAGTTCGAGTAACCTGAGTTGCCGACCACACTGGTACCTTAAATTCTCCAGCCAATCCTCTAAGTTCTTCAGCTATTGCTTTAATTAATGAATATGTATTCACGGAGCCACCTAAGCCTCTAATTCTAGATGAAGCACAGATGTTGATATAGTCAATAAAAATCATATCAGGCTCAAAGTTCTTTTTTAATTTAAGTTCATTCAATAGAGACCTAAAGTGACCAACATGAGCAGTTGATGTTGGGTATTCTTTAATAATTAACGTTCCATTTGTCTTGGCTTTAATTTTACCAACCTTTGTATCGAACAATTGCTTTGGCAAAGTTTCAATCTGGTCAATAGGAACATCCATAAGATTAGCATCAATTCTTTCAGCAATTCTTTCTTCAGCCATTTCTAAAGTAATGTATAATACGTTTCTTCCTTGAGATAGTGCAGCTGATGCTAAATGACACATTGCTAATGATTTACCAACTCCAGTTCCAGCAAGAATAATATTAAGTGTTTTATTTGTAACACCACCTTTAGTAATCGTATTCATTAGTTCAAGGTCAAATGGTATACGTTCTTCTTTTTCGTGATAAAAGTTAAATCTACCTTCAGCGTTTTCAATATAATCGTGACCTACATTTTTATCAAATGATATCGATAAAGCTTTAGTTAATATATCAGGTATTGCACCTTCTCCAAGATGTTTATCTTTTCCGTCTATAATACCAATCGATTGCATGATTGCTAAATACACGGCTCTGTCTTTACACCACTTTTCAGTGGTCTGTAATAACCATGCCATGTCAACCTCAACGGGATTATCAAGTTCTTTGATTAATTTTATAACATCATTTATTTCTGGTCGATTTGCGTATTGAGA